CTCGGTAGCTGACACGGCGCGCTCGGCCGTATCGGAGCCACTTGACAGAGAGCCAGCTTGCGGCTCAATAGGCGCATCCGAAGCACCAGGAAACATGCTCAGCCAATCAGTCAGGTTATCAACCGTCTCCTCATGGCGCTCAACACGCTCCCTGAGCTCGGAAGCGACCTGCTTAACAAGGCTGAAAACACTGGGTCCAACACCCTGCACAGGCGTTCCGTCAAAACCACAAGGCCGTAACATCCAGGCCTCCCACGGAACACAGCTCAAGAACTCATCCTTGGTATAATGCTCGCGGGTCTTGAGAGCTGCCTTACGAGCGTTAAACTCGCGCTCGAACTTCAAATAATTGAAAGTTCCGCGCTCAGTCATATACTCCGAGGCAACTTCAAGCCAATAGCCATGCGTGATGCGGCGCAAAACCGCTTCTGGCTTGGCAAGCACCTGATCCAGGTCTGACTTGATATTGACCTGGTTGGTAGTCCCAATCATGAGCTTAGAACTGAAAAAGAAGCGGCCCTTGCTCTCAACATCAGCAAAGGGCAAGGGAAAAGGCCAGCTGTTGACGGCACGAATGATAGTCATGCCTTCGCACTCATCACTGCCCTTGACAGACTTCTTCTGGAACACGTCATCCATAATATATACAAGTTGGCCACAATATCCGTTGAAGAACCTGTCCTCTCCTTTCTGCCACATATTTTGCGCAACCTCTTCGGGCTTGCACAAATCCGCAAGTTGCAAAACAGCGCTTGCAAATGCCTTGATAAGGTAAGTCTTACCAACGGCAGACTCGCCTCCAAACATGACAAGCACTGGCGGAGCTCTGTAGCAGTTCTCCGTCTCCAAAATGCCCCTATGTGAGGCAATACGCGCATTGAGCCTGTCCAACTGGCGCTCAATAATAGAGCGCAAGTAAGTAGCCTGAAGCGTGGACTTGAGATTGTACCCAACGCCAAGAAGACTGCGGGCTTCCACCAAATCAGTGATGGAAGGCTTATCCATATCAATCTTCTTGAACTTCATGTCAACCTCAGTGCACCACTTCATGACAGCACTCTGCGCTGCCCCGACAAGTTGCACTTCTTCGCAGTCAAGCATCCGCAGAACTACATTAATGCACTTCTGCAAAATGCCCAACGCGGCATTGAAAGCTCCTTCAAAACCAGAAGACACCTTATCAAAGGTGCCAACGCGCATGAGAATCTGGTTGCACAAAGCAGACCGGGAACCATGGGACGTAGCGGCTGGCA